CCAGTAGCTTGGAATATGCCGCAGCTCCACGCCGCCCGCCTGCACGCTGCATCCGATCGCGCCCGCTTTCGTCTCCTTCGTGTCAAACGGCTGGCGGTACCAGAACTCCATGATCTGCACGAGATCGTCTCGCGAGGCGGTGGACTGCGTGTACGGCTCGAGGATATCGTCCGCCTCGCGGTACTGCGCCGCGCCGACGACGTCGTCGAGCGCCTTGTCCTGCGATTCGAGCACGTCGTGGTACAGCCGCCAGAATTTCAGCTTGTGCATCGTGTAGATGTAGAAGACGTATTCGCCGTTCTGGATGCCGTCCAGTCCCGCGGTCGGGTCGGGATAGATGTCCTGCACCGCCACGTCGCGGATGCGGATGTTGCCGAGCCGGTCGCCGCAGGGCATCGTTTCGTCCCAGTACGCCTTCCAGAACGCGTCGCCGAGCTTGCGAAGCCGCCGCTCGTTGGCGGTGTTCAGGTCGCCGAGGCGGTTTTCCTCGATCAAATAGCGCACCGCGAGCTCGCGCTCGCGCGCCTTCTTGCCGTCGAGATCGTCGTCGCGCCCGTGAAACTCCGGCTGCGGCACCTCCGGCTCAAGCTGGCTCTCGACCATGATGTACGGGTCGGGCACGCAGGCGGGCGTCCACGGCAGGCCGCTGTCCGCAAACGCCTCCGCCATCTCGCGCGCCGCGTCGTGCGCGAAGTTGTAATAGTCATTGTACTTGCGCCATTCCGCTTCGCGGACGGCGCGCTCGTCCTTTGCCTGCTGAAACAGCCACTCCGCCGTGGCGATGCGCCCCTCGGCGCTCGAATAGTCGTAAATACGCCCCTTCTCATACCCCTCCGGGGTGGGCGTGCGTTTGAATAATGACATGGTTCCTCCTCATTCATCGTTGCGACATCGGCCGCTTCGGTCATTTCCTTCTTTGCTGCCTGTGCTTCGGGTCCAGCCGGTCAATCAGCTTCTCGCGCTGTACCGCCGCCGGCTCTGCGCCGTTTGCGGTCCGGTACACGCAGAAGCCGCGCAGCGCGTCGGGCGCGTGCGTCAGCTCGTGCGGCTCGTTCCTGACGTCGTTCGCTCGCTTTTCGTCGTACTGCAAAAGCGGCAGCGTGCGGATGATATTGCGGCAGTTCGGGAAAAACCGCAGCCTCGGCCTTGCCTCCCCGTCCTCGCACATTCGCGGCTTCAGCCACTCCTTGACCGCCATCCACCCGTCGACGCGGTCATTGCTCGTGCGCGTCAGATACACGCCGTGCTCGGCGAAAATGTCCGCGACGCTCCTGCCGGTTTCCTGCCGCGCGTTCCAGAGGTCGGGCGGCGCGAGGTACGCCGTGATCTGCCGGTTCCCCGCGAGCGCCTTCACCGCCTCCGCCGCCTCCGAAACGATCAGCCCCTCGTGCCCCTCGCCGCGGTCGCGCCCCTCGTAGACCTCGCCGACGGCCCAGGCGTTTCCCGCGTCGTCCACGCCGATGAGCAGCGCCGCGAGCATGTCGAGCCCGTAGTCCATCGTGACATACCACCGCCACCACGCGGGCGGCTCGAACGGCTCGACCACGTGCTTTCCGCGGTCGAACTCGGTGAAATACTGCCCCGCGAACACGTCCCATTTCCCGTCGCGCCACGCTTCCCGCAGCCCGTGCGGCAGATTGTCGAGCCGCCGCACGTACTCCGGGTCCTTTTCCATCAAGACGCGGTTGTCGGTGACCTTCGCCGGGATAAAGACATAGTCCTCCGGCTTTTCGCCCGCGTGAAAATCGCGGTCGATAAACAGTCTTTTCACCCACGCGTGCCCGACGCCGCCGGGATTGCAGGTGAGATACATCCGCTTGGGAAAGTCGTTCGCGCCGCGCAGCGATGCGGTCAGCGTCGCGTACTGGTATTCGGTGAAGTGCGTCGCCTCGTCGATGAAGATGACGTCGTACTCCTGCCCCTGGTACTGCTCGACGTCGCCCTCGCCGTCGCAGTAGCCGAACACGATCAGGCTGCCGTTGGGAAACTCGAAGGTCTTGTCCGTC